TGGGCAAGGCAACGGACGCTGTAGGGGCAACCTCTGCCCGCGTCATGGCCCGCCAGGTCAATCTGGCTTTCCAGTTGCAGGACGTTGGCGTGTCGCTTGCCGGCGGCATGAACCCGCTGATGGTGGCGGCGCAGCAGGGCTCCCAGATCCTTGGCATCTACGGCATGGGACAGGGCGGTCTAGGCGCTGCCTTGCGCGACCTTGGGTCAATGGCCGGTGGTCTGGTGTCCAAGATGTGGCCCATTGCTGCCGTGCTCGGCGTGGCATCGGCCGCCATTGCTGCCATGACCGGCGAGATCAACAAGTCTGCAGGCGCAACGGTTGGCTTTGGCGATGTTGCCCTGGCGACGTGGCAATTGTTCGCCGAGAGCGTTTATAACCTCGTGCAGCCCGCCATAGCGGCTATTGGGGGCTGGTTCTCCGATCTTTGGGGCATGATCAGCCCGGCCATAGCTACGGCCGTCAACGGCATCATTGGGGGCTTTGTCGGGGCATTCGAGGCGGTCAAGGCGACTTGGTCCGCGCTGCCGTCGGCTCTGGGCGACATCATGATCACGACGGCGAACGTGGTGGTCAAGGGCGTCGAGGCCATGGTCAACAAAGTCGGGGAGATGATCAACGGCTTCCTCGAGCCCTACAACGCGGGCCTTGCCTCAATGGGGCAGGCAACTATTCCGACCGTGGGCACGGCTAGCTTTGGCGGGTTCTCCAATCCCTTTGCCGGGGCGGGTTCCGGTGTTGCCGGCGCGGCTTCTGATGCCTTTGCAGGAGCCCAAAAGGATTACATTGGCGGCTTGCTGTCGGCTGTCGGAGAGCGGGCGCGGTCAAACATCGCGGCGACAAAGGCCGAAGTGGATGGGCTCGGCGGGTCGGCGAAGGCTGCCAACGACAATCTCAAAGGCATGGCTGAAGGCGGCATGACCGATCTGGCCGATATGGGCCAGCAGATCACATCGACCCTATCATCCGGCTTTGCCGACATGTTCAAGGGCCTGATCACCGGCAGCCAGAACGCGATGGAATCCATCGGCCAACTGCTAGGCAAGCTCGGCGATCTGTTCCTGAATCAGGGCTTCAATATGCTGTTCGGCGCCCTCGGCGGAGGGGTCAGCAATTTCCTAAACGCAGGCGGACCAGTGAGGCTCGGCTACAACCTCCCCGGCTTCGCCAACGGTGGCGCATTCAAGGTCGGCGGCTCCGGCGGTGTCGATAGCCAGCTTGTGCAATTCAAGGCCAGCCCCAACGAGACGGTTTCCATCACCAAGCCCGGTCAGGAACGGATGAGCGGCGGTCAGATCACGGTCGACGTCCATGTCGGCGTCGAGAACGGGAACCTCGTTCTCACCATGACGCAGGTTGCGGGCCAGGTCGCCGGCCAGCAGATCAAGCAGAACAACAAGCAGTTGCCGAACCTTTTATCCGATTATCAAATGCGGCAAGGGTGATCTAAGTGCTTGATGTTTCGATGGAACCCACTAGAATCAAACGGTCGAAGCGGTGCGTCAACACCGGCTTCGACCTAACCAAGCCCAACCTGTTCAGAGGTCAAGATGGCTAACCCAAAGCGTATATGCTCCGTGCCGAACTGCGACAAGCCTTCTCGTCGGTGGGGTCTATGTAGTCCCCACTCGGATAGGCAGCGGGCGCATGGAGACCCACTCGCTGATGTGCCGTTCAAGAACGAAGCCCCGAAGTTCTTCTGGGACGTAGTGGTGCCGTTCAAAGGTGAGCAATGCTTGCCATGGCCGTTCTCTATCACCCGTTTCGGCTACGGATGTCTCGTGACCGATGGGAAGCGTGAGCAGGTCCATCGCAAGGCACTGATTGCAGTTACTGGTGCACCGCCCGATCCCGACATGCACGCTGCCCATAACTGCGGCAACCGGTCCTGTTGCAATCCGACGCATCTGCGATGGGCCACTGCAAAAGAAAACGCATCCGATAAGGCCATCCACGGCACTGAAATATTTGGCGCACGAAACGGCAGTAACAAGCTCACGGAGCAGCAGGTTCGCATCATCCGGGACAGCCGGGGCAAGGTCTCGCAGATCGAATTGGCAAACCAGTTCGGGGTGAGTCGCGGCACTGTCGGCGAAATCCAGCGTCGTGAAATCTGGGCTTGGTTGGGGGACTGATGTATGGCCGCACGTTCTATAGCATGGCCTGCAGCGGTCTTTCCAAAGAGCGCCATGTTCCATCCCGACAGCCAGTCGAAAAGCGGCGGCCTGTCTATGACCGGATCGGAGCAGTTGACCGTCTCCAATGCCGGCCGATGGCGCGCCAGCCTGACGGCGCCGATCCTGACCGAGGAAAGCGTGCTGTCGTGGCGCGCGTTCGTTTCCATGATGGAAGGTCGGGCCGGGACATGCCTCGTGCCGAAGTGGGAGCGCTATGGCGTTCGCAACCTCAACGGCCGCGAGTTCGATCAGCAGCCGATCGCCGAGTATGGCGGCGACAGCTTGAATTTCGACCTGTCGGGCTTCGGCCAGTCGGATGACGTTGTCCATGCCCAGCTTGCCGTTCCAGCCGCGCTCGGCGCAACGCGGTTGAGCGTCATTATCAACGACGGGGCAGGGCCTCGCCCAGGCCAGTATATCGGCATCGGTGATCGGCTCTACATGGTGCAACTGGCTTGGGAGTTGGTCGAGGGTGGCCCGCTCCAGGTGCAGGTATGGCCTCGCCTTCGGTCGGCTGCGGTGATGGGTGAGCGGGTGATCCTCGATCGTCCCGTCTGCCTGATGCGCTTTGCCACAGACCAGACCGGCGAACTGTCGCTCGATATGGGCCGGTGGGGAACGCCTGGCCTCGAACTCGTGGAGGCGATCTGATGGGCTTCTTTCCGGAAGTTATCGCCGCCAAGCTGGCGGGTCGCACAGTTGCGGCCTCGCTTCTCGTGCACATGGACTTCAAGGACACGGCGCGTCGGTTCTGGTTCGGCTTCGGCGATCTCGTTGCCGGCGGCCATACCTGGCAGGGCACCGGCGAGATGATCCAGATCGACGGTCTGGAGTCGCCCATCGGCACGGTAGCGCCCAAGACGACGTTCACACTGTCGGGCATCGACGCCACTCTGGTGACGCTGGCCCGGAATGCCTCAGACCGGGTCAAGGATCGACGGGCGACCATCTTCCTCCAATTTTTCGACATAAGCCCTGATGACGCCAGCGTAGAGCCATGGAGCCTGCTGGACGAGCCCTTCGCTGTCTCGACGTGGCTGATGGATCAGATGACTTATTCGGCGCAGGGACCGGCTCAGAGGGCCATAGCTCTCACAGCCGAAAGCCTTTGGACCAATCGGCGCCGGCCTGCCTATGGGCTCTACACCGATCGCGACCAGAACAAGCGGTTCCCCGGTGACCGTGGCCTCGAGCAGGTTGTGGACCTCGTTTCTAAGACAATACGGTGGCCCGTGTACTGATGATCCGGGAAGCCACGGCTACAGACACGCCAGCGATTGTTCGCATGGTGGCGATGCTGCACGCCTCGGCCGGGATCGTCCTGCCGATGGACCCGCGCATCGTCTCAAGGTTCGTGGATGCGCTCAGAGCGTCACCCACAGGCCTTGTGCTCGTCTCTGGGCCTTCGGAGCCTGATGGGTTCTTAGCGGCCTCAGTGGGCACGGCATCCATCGCAACGACGCCTGTCTCGATAGAACACGGCTGGTGGTCGGCTGGCGGTGACGGTTTACGCCTGTTGCGCCGCTACGAGCAATGGGCGCGCGAGCAAGGCTGCTTCGCCGCTCGCATGTCCACGCCGCCCGGTGCCGATCGGGCGGAAGCAATTCTTGAGCGCAACGGATTCTCAATGGCGGAAAGCGCCTGGGTGAAGGTTCTCTAATGGCAATTTTCACCGCGATCGCCGGGTACATCACCACAGCACTAGTCAGCGCAGGCCTGTCCACGTTCATTGCTGGTGCCGTGGCAAATATCGCCATCGGCGCAGCCCTGCTTGGCATAGGCCAACTCGCAAGCGCTGCATTCGGTGGGGGTAGTCGCCCTCAGACCAGCACGCCGCAGGCCCAGGCAACGCTGAACCAGTCTACAGGACCGCGCATCCGAGCCAAGCTTGGTGGCACCCGCGCCTTTTGGGACTCAAAAGGCGGTGTTCTCTTTCAAATCATCATGGCGCACCATGGTAAGATCGCCGCCTTCGAGCAGTTCTATGTCGGCGACGTAGCAGTATCTCTGGAGAGCAACGGGGACGTTCCAACCCTGCCGTTTGCCAACCATGTTCGCATCGTCGCTCACAACGGCGATGCCAGCCAAGTGACCGACGTCAATATGACGACCTACTGGCCAGGCATCTGGACTAGTGCCCATCGGCTCAGGGGCATTGCGTACTGGTTTGCCCGTTTTACTTCGCCGCCTGCGGAGGACTATCAGGCGATGTTCCCCGAGGGGTACAACACCCCTGTTCGATGCGTCTGCAGGCTTTCTGAGGTCTACGATCCGCGCACCGGGATGACGGCGTGGAGCGACAATGCTTCGCTTTGCATTCTTGACTACCTGACGCACCCAGACGGCTACAACCGCAGCATGGACGACATCGACCTCCCAAGCTTTGAGGCTTTTGCGGACATATGCGATGAGGCTGTTCCGCGTGTTGCAGGCGGGACGGAGAAGCGCTATCGGCTCTGGGGAGTCTACGGTCTTACCGACGATCCCCAGGACGTTTTGGCAAAGATGCGCGCGACATGCGACGCCGAGTTCTACCAGACCCCTGAAGGCAAGATCGCCATTCGTGGCGGGGTTTGGGCGGCACCTACGGTCACCATCCGGGATAGCGACATTCTGGGCCACTCAATGGAGCAGGGCAATAATCGGTTCGCGACATTCAACGAACTGAAAATCCTCTACACCTCGCCAAGCCATGACTACCAGACGATGGAAGCAACATCGTGGGAAGACTTGGCTGACCAAGCCGAGCGCGGGGTTCTGACGTCAAGTCTCAACCTCGACATGGTTCCTTCACCATCACAGGCTCGGCGGCTGGCAAAGATCCATATCGCAAAGTCCAATCCTCAGTGGAAGGGCACCATCATTGCGAACCTCTCGGCGCTAGATGCGCTGGGCGAGCGAACCGTCCGCATCGTGCTGCCGGAACTAGGGATCGATGACGCATTCTTCGTTGCCGGATTTTCCATTCGTCCCGATCTGACCGGCGTCGAAATCGGCGTAATGACCATCAACGAAGCCTCGTATTCGTGGACAACTGCCGAGGAAGGCACTTCGCCTCCCATCCCCGAAGATACCCGACCTGACCTGACATTCCCTGTTCCAATGAACCTCACGCTGTCCGAAGTGGACGATGTGATCACCGCTGTGGTGGATGACCCAGATCGTTCGGACCTTGAACTCCAAGGCCAGATACGCGCTGGCGCCGGCTCGCTCTGGCAGGAAATGGAGACGGACGGACTGACGGCGGCCTTCGGGCCGGTCAATCCTGACGCCACTACAACCTATCAGGTTCGAACTCGCTGGCGCGGCCCGCTCGAGACGGCCGGCGCGTGGTCGGAAATCGAAGACATCGAGATCGTCGTCTAAATCCTGAGCCCCACCAGGCTTCCCAGTAATCCCCTCAAGGCTCGCTTCACGCGGGCCTTTTTCTTTGTGAGGCCCTATGTCCATCATCGATACACTCAACCGTGTCTATCGCGAGTTCAAGCGGTACACTGGCGACGGCTTGCCTGGGGAGCCGACCGGCGCACCTCTGCCTGTTGGAGATCCGCAATCCGGACCTCACAGCCCGAAGAAAAGCGAGATTCGTGGCGCGCTTATCGAGTTTGCGGCTGACGTGGAGGAGGATGCCGAACGAGCCGAGGATGCGGCTGACCGCGCCGAGATCGCCGCCGGGACAGCAGTGGCAGCCGGAGCGCGCTTCCCTACCGTGGATGCGATGTTGGCCGATACTGGCATGGCCTATTCCGGCGGCACTCTTGAAGTTGCAGCAGGCGACATCGTGAAGGCCCAGGGCTTCCGCTATGAGGTTGCCGCGGATGCCGCGCCTGATGAAGATCTGAATACTGCCGGCGGAGTTGCCCTCTACCTGCGCCGGAATGCCGATCTCACCGTCTATTCAGAACAGGCGGGTATAGACGCCACGGAGACGAGCGCTACAGCAATCAATACCATGTTAGCGAAAGCCTTGGCGGCGGGCGCGCGCACGGTCAAAATGGCGAAGGGCGACTGGACCCCGGACGGTCAGTTGATCTGGCCCGTTGGGCTCAAGGAACTGGACTGGCAGGGCGGTCTGATCACGCAGAACGCAGACATCGGCAGCGGTCAAGCGGCGATCAAGTATAGCGACGCCCTCGTAGTGCTGCCCGCACTTTCAGCCGACATAAGCTCGACCACTGAAATCATCGTGTTTGCTTCCGCGCACGGCCTACAGGTCGGGGACGTTATCGGCTTCCGCAACACTACGATCAGCAGCCTAAATGCATGGCGAACGTCCTACTATGACGGTCAGCAAACAATTGTGCGCGAAGTCGTTTCGAGCACGCAAATCACAGTCGCGGATACTATTGACCCGAGGGGTGCGCTCAAGGCGTTCCCATCTGCAAGCACGGAAGTTGTGCTTTACCCCCGCTCTTCAAGAGGGATCGCATTCCGCAACGCGGTGCTGCGCGGGAGCACTAGTGTTTTTGCTATGCTGGATATCTCCGGTGGTACCCACCTTGAGCTTGAGAATATCGACGGGCATGGCGGCAACAATGCTGTGGGCATCCTCCGGCTTGGGGCATATGCCCGGTCGGAGCGCTGCATATGGGGGCACGTTGCGCCGGTTGTTGGCACACAATACGGCCTGTCCCACGATGGCTTCTCGTTCCACAAGAGCTTCGGAACAACCGCGTATGCGGAACGGCATGCCATTGCGCATGGTAACTCGGATGGCGTCGGCGCTCTTCCGCCCCGAGGGAACGAGCATTACGCCGTGAACTTGGGATCCGAACGGTCGGAAGCCCTCGATTTCGGCCACGGCAACATCCTGGACCATCGGTGCGTCGGTGGAACGATCACGTCCTTAGGTTTGGGCGGGTCGAACAACCACGTTGATGTCGACGTGATCAGCACTGCCAAATACCCTTACAATGGGAATTGGGCAGTGGTGGGGACCAACTTCCACGATACAAATCACTTTGTAAGGGCAGGGCGCATTCTCGTGCCAGGCGACGGGACCACGGATGGCGCAACCCCGTTTTCGCAGGGTATAATTGGCTTTGGTGGAACGGCTTCAAACCTGTCCGCAAATACCGTGGATGGCGGGACAATCGACGTCAGCATAGGGACTTTGGAAGCCCGCAACTGGTCTCAAACAACTGCCCCGCTAACGCGGTTCAGAAACCGGGGCTTCAGCGGGATGTGGGGGCTAAAGGTACACGTCAAGGATATTGTGTGCCCGGTTGAACCGGCGTGGTTCGCCTGCGATGTGGTAAGCGGGTCCAACCCTGTACGCATCGACCTTGGCGACGGGCCGACCCGGTGGGATCCATCGGGCTCTCCTACCCACGGATGGAACGCAGCGAACCAAGGTTTTACCATCCCAGCCATCCTCTCCCCGGGTGGAAAAGTGACAGCACCCCGCTTGGTGAAATCGGTTGCCGACACTGGTGGTGCGGCTCCGAGGCTGGTGTCTTCCGGGGCGGTTTTTGCAGGCCTGAAGTTCACTGATGACGTGAGTTGTGCGGCTAGCGCCAACATCGGCAATTTCACGGTGGGCAAGCCGTTCGTTGTGAACGCCACCACCGTCGCCACCTATGTCAGCGGTTCGGGTTCGCTCCCAGCGATGACATGGACGTTCTATGTGACAAAAACTCCCTGACCCTTGATCGAAGTGGCTCAATGTGTCAGCAACGGCGAAACATGGCAGGGGCGGTATAGTGGTGAAGTTGTCGTGGATCGTTGGGCTCTTGCTAGTCCCAAGCGCCGCCCTGGCTGCGTGCCCTGATATTGGAATTGCACCCCGGACAATCACCGCCCCCGCCACGGACTACGTGGCTTCAAAAGGCTTCAGTTTGGATGAAGATGGCGTCATCGTTTTTGATTACGGCACTCGCTATGGCGGCGAAGTTGGCAAGTTCGCCAATCCATATTTTCTGACCAACTACGCAAACGCCCTCTACCGCGATTACCTTGATACCCAGTGCACCAGTGATGAGCTGCTGACACAGTTCATGCTGCAGGCAGACCATTTGATGGCCACGGCTGACGTGGATGGAAAAGTAGCAAGGTGGACTTATCCATTTCCCATCGAAGAATACGAACTCGATGCGGGTTGGATTTCCGGAATTGGGCAAGCGCGGATCGCCGGCGTGCTACATCGGGCCGCGGCGCTAACTGGTAAAGCTAGCTATCACGAGATGGCCGAGGCCGCTATGCAGGTCTATGTTACGCCGCCTCAAGACGGGGGTGTTGCCACGATAGATGGCGAGGTGATCTGGATTGAGGAATATGCAGACCCCTCCGGCACTTCGTACAAGGTATTGAACGGCCACATCACGGCTTTAGGTGGCATCCTTGACTACTACGAAATCACGGGTGAGCAAGAGTGGCTGGAGGTTTTCGACCGCGGCGTTGCCGCTGTGCGGCGAGACATCACCAGCTTTGATGCAGGGTTTCTGTCCTACTACTCCCTCTATTCGCCAGGCGAGCGCAAATATGCGCCCAGGGGTGGCTACAACGCGCTACATGTGTCCCAGCTTCTTTGGCTGTACGACATTACAGGCGAAGGCATCTTCCTCGAGTGGGCCAGCCGTTTTCAGGCGTATGAAGCGCCAAACATCCTGTTCACTGCCAAAGGCTCAGTGGACCCCGCAAAGCATGGCCCAGATGGCGCTGAAGGTCGGTATGGTAGCGCCTATTGGTCCCACGCTGATTTCCCTACCTGGATACAAGCGGACGTTCCAGAGCGGGCCTATTCCGGGCTAGCCGTACATGGCAACGGTGACAAGGCCGTGCCCAGCGACTTCTCGATTCTCGCACGCAAGGGGGCCGGATGGACTGTCGTTGAGACGGTTAAAGGCAACACCGCCAAGACCTTTGTGGCGTCGTTCGAACAGCCGATTACGACATCAGCGTTTCGCGTGTTTATCGAAAGCGACAATGGCAACAACAACGTCGCGCTGCAGGCCGTCCTGCCGGCCCCAACCACCTCAGGGTTCTCTGCAATAACTAATGAATGCAACTATCGGACGGCCGGAAAAAACTACAACTTCGATCTAGCTATGGATGGGGATCCGTCGACAGCGATGCGTGTGTATTGCGACGGTTGGCTTATCCTGCCAACCAACGGCCTGCGCCGTCTATCAGTTGATGGCCCGGCCGGGAGTCTTGACGTTTCCTTTTCTGACGATCTGACGGATTGGCGACAGGCACGACCCGTCGAAATTGGTGCCGAGGCTATCGATACAGAGGGCGCCGATTTTGTCCGGCTTTCGTTCACAGCGGCGAGCACACCCTCAATTTCCGAGGTGTGGTTCAGCAGCCAGGGCATTGCTATGGCTGACGACGAAGCGACTTCAGCATTGACCGCTCCAAGGTAGAGATAGCCCGCGCGTGCAATCCATCGCGCTAACCTACCAGCATCCATAGAGCCCAGCCGACAACAACCACCACTCCCCAACTAGCAACCGCTAGTCCTGCGATCTTCCACCCTCTCGGCATTCTCTGAGCCCTCCCAAGCCTTGTGCATCAGTGCATAGGGCTGGGCCTGTACGCAATCCAACATCGATAAGGAGGCCGTGAATGGCCGTCAACTCTGCGTTCTTCAACGCGGTGCGCTCAACGCTGTCTGACGGCGCCCTAAGCCAGCACCAGGTCGATGTGTTCAACGCCATCGCCCAGGCATGGGAAAAATACGGCGACGATCTCGGCTATGCCGATCTGCGCCTTGCCTATGTGCTGGCGACTGCGTGGCATGAGACGGGGCGCTTCAAATGGCTGCGCGAGATCTGGGGCCCGACTGCTGCCCAACAGCGTTATGAGGGCCGGGCCGACCTTGGCAACACCATCAAGGGCGACGGTAAGCGGTTCATGGGCCGCGGGCTGGTCCACATCACCGGCCGGCGTAACTATGCCGACTGGTCGAAGCGCCTCGGGGTCGATCTGCTTGCCCATCCCGAGCGCGCCGAGCACTTGGACTATGCTGCCCGCATTCTGGTCGAGGGCATGGTCAAGGGCACCTTCACCGGCAAGAAGCTGCAGGACTACATCAACAGCGACCAGTACGACTATGTGAACGCGCGTCGGATCGTCAATGGCGCCGACAAGGCTGCGTTGATCGCTGGTTATGCCGAGAAGTTCGCAGCGGCACTCAAGGGCGGCGTTTCCGCCTCTCCCGCTCCAGTACCCGCCCCAGCGCCTCAACGCCCGCCTATGGCTTCCCCTCAGAAGCCGCCCAGCGGGGCAGCCATCATCATCGCCGCAATCATCGCACTGGCCGCTACCGCAGCGGCCTTTTTCTTTGGCCAATAGGAGAACCATCATGGCAATTGCAGAAGTCATCTTCGGGCAGGTATTCGAGCGCGTTCTCGACACGATCACCCGGCCCAGCGTTCCCGTCAGCGATCGGGATGCCCGCGAGGTCGCCAAGGCTGTTGCGAAGGAAGTGGCGCCGGTGGTGGTCAATGCCACCAACAGCGAGCCATGGTATCAGTCCCGCATCCTGCGCGGCCTTCTCGCTGCCGGCCTTGGGTGGCTGCTGAGCAAGGCAGGGCTGATCCTGACCGAAGGCGAGCTCTCCGAGATCGTCACCATCGTTGCCTCGCTCATTGAAGCTGCTGGTCTTGCTTATGCGTGGTTTGGACGGGTGAAGGGCTCCAGCCTCAAGCCGCTGGGTCAGTAGCCATGTTCCTGCGCGTCGTCTATGGCGTCAAAGCCCACCTACCCGAGCGAGCGCTCGAGTGGGTGCTGGCCTTCAACATGGTCTGGTGGGGCTGGAAGCTCACCGACCCGGCAACGCAATGGTCCAATGCGGCCGCGTGGTCGTTCATGCTGTCGTTCTGGTCAGAGGAGGCATGGGGCTGGCTCTGCGTCATCATAGGCGGTCTGCGCATCACAGCGCTGATCATCAACGGCACTTTCGCCAACACATGGTACTCCGCAGCATCCCCATGGGTTCGAGCCCTCACAGCCGGCACAGGGGCCATTGTCTGGTTCATGGTGGTGCTGTCAGTGACCGCGGCGAACACGTCGGGCGCGGGCATTTATCAGTTGCCGCTGATCTTGGACCTCTGGTGTTCGCTCCATGTCTTTTTCAAAACCGGGCGAGCATCCAAGAGGGTAGGCCGGAATGCTGGACTTTCTTGAATCGATCCCTGCTGAATGGCGCCCGCTGGCGCTCATGGTCTTTGTTATCGGCGGCGGTGTCAGTGCCGTTCTTACCTACCATCGAGGCAAGAAGGCTGGCCCGGAACAGCCCAAGGTGCAGGAGTTCTATGCCGCTGGGCAACTGGCCGACATGGGCCCGGTCAAGGAGCTTGTAGAAACCGCTGGCCTTCTGGTGCAGCAGCAGGTGAGGACGAACATTCACCTTGAAGCCACGGCTGCGGCGCTGACCCGGTTTGCCAATATCTACGAGCACCAGGTTGAAGATGCCGAGCGCGAGAAGGAAATAGCCGACGAGGTGGACCGTCGCCTACGGCAGCAACCGCCCAAGTGAGGCATTGATGCCGGATTGAGGAGAAACGCCGTCAGCGACTCTCCCTGTCGATCTACGGGGCCTTCCGCTCTGCTTCGATCGCCTTCACCAGCAATGCCCTGACTTGTTCATGCGTCCATAGGGCTGATGATGATGCCGGTGCCATGAGACGGGCGGCGATCTGTTCGGGTGTTTCCTTCGGCATTCCCACCCCGCAATGTGTGTGCAAAACGCTCCGAAACCAGTCGGCATGAGACGTCTTCGGAAGGGGGCGTGTGCGGGAAGTTGTGGTGAATTCAATGGTGCATCAGGATTTGCAATCCGCTGCGTCACCACTCCGCCACGAGGCCTCTGGGCCGCTTTCTCTGGGGTTTCGCCATTTCTGTCAAGACCGAGTTGCACACACTATCCGTCGTGTGTGCAAAACTGGTTCACGAGGCGTTCCCGCCGACCCGGCGCTGATGCACCCGAACGCTGGTTTTCCGCATCTCGGCGCCACGCGAATAGCGCTTTCCCATCCCCTCGGATAAATCGCCCAGCATGTCCGCAACCTCGCGGTCGCTGAAGCCCTGTTCGCGCAACTCGCTGCTGAAAGTTACGCGCAGCCCATGCAGGGTTAGATCGGCGCCGGTCGGTACGGCAGCCTTGTAGTCGTCTGACGCCTTGAAGTCCTGCCATGCTTTGCGCATGGCGTTCTCAGTCGGGTATTTCTTGCCCAGGCTGTTCCGGCAGATAGGCGCATTGCTCGCCGGCTGCACCACCCCATCCCCTGCCTTCATTGCGTCGAGCACGCTCCGCAACTGATCCGGCACGCCGATGGTCAACTCCCCAACCTTGTCGCCATTCTTTCTCGGGACGAATGCCAGCACCTTCCCCATCTCGGGATCGTCGCGGTAATTCTCCCACGTCAGCACCGCTATGTCTTGGCCGCGCAACCCGCAGTGCTTGGCAATTGCCAGAACCGCTCGCAGATGAGCAGGGGCAAGCGCAAAGGCCGTTTGCCACTCCGCGTCGGTCCATCGCCGGTTTGCAGCGTCATTGGCCTTGTAGAGCCTCCTGACGCCACTGGCCGGGTTCGACTTCATCAATCCCGCTTCAATGGCATCGCGGAACACATTGGACATGACGGCGATCACGAAGTCTGAGAACTTGTCGCCGCTCTCCGCTGCGGCGAGGTCGCGCATTTCCACGACATCGGAGGTCTCGATATCTTCGGCGCGATAGTCCGCGCACCGATCGAGAAACAGCAGCACCTTCAAGTAATCGGACCTGGTGCGATCAGCCAGGGCGAGGAATGCTCGGCTTGAGCGATATCGTTCCGCCAGGGCGCCGAACGTGCCGGTCGCGTATTCCCGAACCCGCTTGCGTTCTGCCGTGGCATAGGCGTGCAGAAAATCAGCGCCCTGCAACTGGATATCCAGTTCCGCGCGGTCGCATTTCACGGCCAGCAGCAGCTTCCCTGTGGCGCGCAACGACACGTACCACTTGCCGGCGCTGTTCCGGCGGATGTTAAGCCCTTTGATTTTCACGCGAGGCAAGCCACATTGCTCCCATGCCCTGGCGCTTAGCCGGGCCGGGATTGTCTAGGGACATCAACCATTCGTCCAGCCGGATGCGCAGGTAGCGCTTTCCGGTCTTGGATCTGGTGATAACTATGGGGACAACCGGGCAGGCGGCCGAGAACGTATCGACCGACAACCCGCAATAGGCTGCCGCCATTTGCTGGGTCATCGCGGCCGGCCATGCAGGCATTTCTGATGGTGAGAGCTTGGCTGCCATAGCGTCAGGACGGCTTGCCGTCCGCCTCCTGGGTCTGGAGGAAGGTACGGGCGGCATCGCGGCCTTCCACGGCGATCCTATGAGCGTCCTTGTCAACGACCTGATTGCTTTCGATTGCGCCCCGGATAGAGTTGAACCGACGCTCTGCCGCCCCAATCACTTTCTCTGCCAGCTTGAGGCGGGCTTCTAAGGTTTCGCCCTTGGCAACCCATTGCCGGATAACGTCCGACCGTTGATTGCAGCCTTCGCGGGCCTCCATGCACGCGCGCATCCAGCGAGCCGCCCGCTTCTGCATTTCGACGGCGATGGCTTGAACGGCATCAATCTGCCCGCGCTTCGTCTCGATCAGGTTGGCGCGTTCCCGGCGCAAAGCCTCATTCTCCCCTGATAGGGTGCGGAGGAGGGTGGCGGCTTGACGTTCGGTGGCGATGACATGCGGATTGCCGCCTTCGGCTTCGTCAATGTCCGAAAACTCGTCCAGAGCGTCGGCTATGTCTCCCACCTCTCCCTGTTCGGGCTGGGGTGATTGGGAGGATGCGACATAGGCGGTGATGGCGGCTTCCATAGGCTTGGGCATAGATGCCATCGGCGCATCGGGATGGCTGTCCCATTCGTGCACCGCAGCATTGTAAGCCTCCTTCGCCGCCTCTACGCCCCTTGGATTAATAGCCATCTTTCGCCTCCTGGGCTTCTGCCGGCTTCATGGCCTCGATTGCTGCCGATGCCGCCCCGACGATCAGCAGCAGATCGGCCCGACGCTGTTCGCGCGCTGAGACTTCGGTATCGGCTCTAGCCGCGATCTGCTCGATGTCGGAATTGGCCGTGCGACGAATGACCAGGATGTCGCTCTCGATCTGCTCGATTTCCGCCTCGGCATGGATCCGGTCGGCATCGTACCGGGCTTTGACGGTCGCGCTTTCGAGCAAGTATGGCCGCGTTGGCAGCCTCTCCACGACGCGCAGGACTTCACCGGCTGGCATAGCGGCATCGGATGGGGCATTGCCGCCCTCCGGGCTATTCACGGCTGTACGGGCTGCTCTAGTGGCCATGGTGGTTCTCCTATTGCTGTTCATTGCGTCGGATGATTGGACGACTGGCCGACCGTTGCGGCTGAGCCTTTCGGAAGCCGTTGCCGCGAGAGGGCTTGATCCCCCGGTGCTTGTCGGAAATGCGCTTGCCCTTGGCCTGCATGGGGACGTCATAGGCGCTGGTCTTGTGACGGTGACAGGTGATGCAGACTGACTGGCAGTTCTCCAGCGTGTCGCTGCCGGGATCGGTTGCCGGCGCGGGGTAGTGGTCGAACTCCACGCCATGAGACAGGGGCGCATTGCACCGCTGGCCGGGCTCCAACCCGTATACGGAGCCGACCGCTTCACAGAATCCGCCGGAGCGTTTCAGGCTGTCCCGCTTCGTGGATTTGTTGAACTCGTAGCGCTTGGCCATCAGCCTTGCACCTCGCGGCGAAGCTCGGCATGAAGAGCCTGGCGCATGGCCATGAGATCGGCCCGCGTCGGCGCATGACGCCTGCGGTCTCGCTCAAGAGCTTCGTGGGCATGCTTTAGCTGCGGATCGATGCGGAGCAGGCGGGCGAAGCGTTCGCGCCTCCTGCGGGCTTCCATGTGGTCGCGGAAGGGGCGCAACTGGCGGCCGGCCCAGAGGATGAAAGATGGCGTCATGCTGGCTCTCCCCGCGTGTATTCTGGTGGAAGTGGTTCGCTGAACTCGACGCCATGCTCGGCCCCGAATTTGTAGATCAGCTCGATCAAGTCGCTGAACTCGGCCTTGTCGAGATCGGACGATGACCGGCCCAAGTTGACGAAGCCGTTGCCATCGATGTTGGGGACAAGACGGTTCTCGCGTTTAAGCGCGTCCATGAATACGAGCTTGAAATCATCGGCCGTCAGCTTGACGCCATGCCACCGGACCTGAGTGGCTATCTCGGAAAGCAAACACCACATTTTCGCATTCTGGTCCGATGACCGCTTCGGACCCATGAACTGGACGCGGGTGCCGGCCGGGGCACGCTGCACCAGATCAATGGCGCGGTCGCGCATGCGATCATTCATCAATGGGACAACGTGCCGGGCCATCAGAATGGAATCCCGTCTGGATCATCAAACGAGGGGCCACCACCTCGACGGGATTGGCCGCC